TTATACTTGGCTAGTTTAGCTAGTCTATCAACCTCATCTTTTTCTGATTTTTTGTCCTTATAGTATGATTCCATATCAAGGACATCTTCTTCCTGTTTAACTTTTGAAGCCGCAGCAGATGCGTTTGCTTCTGCTTCTTTAGCACGTGCTTCTGCTTCTCTAGCTGATGCTTCGGCTTTTTTTGCTTCTGCATCTGCTTTAAGCATATCAATGACTTGTTGGAGTGCGTTTTCAGGACCCATCTCTGGTTCCATCTCCATATCACCGCCCTCACCTTCGGGCGGCATCTCACCTTCACCTTCTGGCGGTGCTTCTCCCTCAAGATCATCAAGCTCTTCACCAGCACCACCTTCGGGCGGCATCTCACCTTCACCCTGTGCCATTTCTCCCTCGCCAGGAGCTACTTCTTGTTCCTCTTCTTCGTCGCCTTCAATTTCTGGCCAAACAACATCTACAATTGTAAAGCTGTCTTTAAGTTTAAATAGGATTTCAGCAATCTCAACTGGTTGATATTCCTCATCGTTGTTTTGATCACCACCTGCCAACAAAGTGCCCAATGCGGCTTCAAATTCATCAGCTTGGTCGGCTTGTACATACACCTTGATGACATTTCCTTCATCATCTTCAAGACCAAATGGTATTGTATCTTCCTCTGAGCGCACCCGTCTTTCAGCAGCATCAAGTTTTGATGTGACATCAGCTAAATCAAACGTTTGCTGTTCTCCATCAGCCAATGCTTCTCCTAGTGCTCTCCATTTCCATCTGTTGCGGTTGTTTAAACGCATTATTTTAGGCGCAACTGAACCAGAATTCTTGCGCTTCTTGGTTCCTACTCGTGAGATAACCCCTCCACCAAAGAGAGATTCAGGTGCCGAAGCAACATCCGCACCAGCAGTAACTCCGCCAGCACCGCCAGCACCGCCAGCAGCATTTTCCTGAAGTTCTTTAACTAGATCGATTAGTATAGACATAATATAAATTCTCTATCCTTTTGTGAGACTTTACTTTATTTATGTCTGTTCGATAACTCTTAATTGTTTTTTATACAGTGCACGCACCAATTGTTCTTTTGACGTACACATGTCAACATTCTCGTGAAGTTCAACTAACTCCATGGATACAGAAATATAAACTACCTCAGCATTCCAACAAACATGTGGTAGATATTTAACTGTTTCTCCTGAATGGAGTACGACATTAAAGTCTGACCAATCGCGTTCAAATCTATACCACAACTCTCGTAGATTCTGTTGTGCCTTAGATATGTTTATCAGCACTTCATTTTTAATTGATGCAAACCGCTTACCTGATGGTATCGCATGTGCAACTCCCCTAGCCCCACCCATTTCACGCAAGCATTTAGTAATAGTCATATACCCACCCAATCGACTAATACCAAGTGTATCTGCATTATTCACTAACATAACATTATATACAGGATTAGTAGATCTGCCATTAGTAAACAGCAAAGGATAGTTTATTGACTTATAATCATCGTAATGTGATGTAAAATCATATGTGGGACCTGTTGCTTTAAACAGATTACCGATAATATGGTAGAACTGGTTGATAACTGTAAAATGTTCTTTATTAACTAGTTTAAAGGTTAACTGGCTCTCAGGATCAAATACAACCAGTCCTTCAGGCTGGGGGTCAAGTGCAAATTGAGAACCACGGTTATGTAAACTATCATGCACCAATCTTCTAAAGAATAGTCTCTCTATTTCTTTATATGCCAATTCACTACCTTCGTCGTATAATTTCTCAAATATGTGCTTAGCATCAACCAAATCATCAGCAGTTAGTTTGGTGTTAATTGTAAGTGGTGATAATGTTGATATATACCAAGGTTCATCATCAACTTCAACTTCATCAAATTTCAAGTCTTCCCATCTGTTTGATGGCATAAATTTGGTGTAGTATATTTTATCTGCTGGTGCACCACCAGGCCATCTGGTGGGCAATTGATGTATATCAAAATCACCATTTAGTATCTTTAAATATACTACGCAGTTATAAGTATATTTAATTGTGTTGGGTTGAGCACTATAAACAACTTCTATCTCTACTTCTGAATTATTTCCCATAACTCTCCACAGTCTATCACATATGTGATCTAATACCACGTGTGCTGCTCTGTGGGGATTGTTAAAGGGATGTTCTGGATAATGAGTTTCATCATACACAGGATTACCGTGTGTTCTTGTAAAGAAGTTTCCATGATCATCAAATCCAAACGACATATGAGTGCCATCTATTTTTTCTAAGATACACCAATTCGGCATATTTTGTATAAGACGAATCGTTTGCTCAAATGTTAGGTTGAGATCAGCAAGATGTTTCATGTTACCTCCTAAGACAGATAACCCCCAATATTGGGGGTTATCTGGTGGTTGATAAGAAAAAATGTCAATTTAGAGCTCTTGTGTTTGTTCCGATTTGAATGTGCGCCATTTAACATTTGTTGCTTTTTGATTGGTTGTGTGCTCTAACCAATCTTCAAAGCTAAAGATTTTTTGTTGTTGCAATTGTACATATTGGGCATATTCAGCAATAGTTTTTGCAGCCTGATCTCTTTCTGAAGCACTATACTCTGTAAGATCAATTGCTTTAATGTTGGATGATGGTACTGCCATTGGTACAATCCAACGAGTAGTTATCTCTTCTTTGTTTTCACTAAGAATTTTTCTATAACGAATGTGCGTGAGTTTATGTAGTTGCATTTTCTTTTCCCCTAAATGTTAAGCATCTTCGTTTGCAGCAGGTGCATCGCTAGCAGGAGACTCGTTCTTTGCTTCTTCTGCTTTAGCTTTCTCTGCAGCTTGAATTTGCTGAATAATTTGGCGAGAAAGGTCATTCTTAGCACAAGAAATTTGTAGCAAACTATTGCGAGCTTCAAGTTCTTGTACTTGCCAATCAAAATAAACTTCCACAAGTTCTTGAATGCCTGGAGTTAGATCAGCAACATTATATGGCTTTCCGTCAACATTAACTGTTGTGATTGGTTCTGGTTTCTTCATTTGATAAATATCTCCTAATTAAATTTATATTGTTTGTAGCCCTTGCATTAGATCAAGTAATCCATTACTGGGTTGTGTTGTCTTGGTGCTGGTTTTGATTTGTAACGATGGTGTGGTTTCTCTATCAATAATACGCAAAAATTTACCATCCCATTTCATTAAAACGTTTGAACCACATCCATCACTGTTTCTTGTCTTTTGGAAGTGGAAGATACACTCACCTGCCGCTTTCATTGGATCAGTCATTAAAATTGACCAATAAACATCACTCTCGTTGATTTTGCTGATACCACCAGCAATATGAGCATGATTGTGTTGTTGTCCCTTTCCAACATCCTTTATGGCATCTCTATTAAGCTGTGATGCAGTGGCAACAGCCATGTTATATTCAACTCCCAGATCTCGAATTTGTTCTGAACATAGTTTATCTTTTGTCCAAACATCACTCAAGTTAATGTTTTTCTCGTTTGGGTGCATTTTATCCAAATAATCAACAATTAACAAATCTGGCATGCATCCATAACGTAGATAGTACTCTCGCAAAAAGGCATTAATGTCCATCGCCTTTGTGCCGGATTTCATCTGCTTTATATCAATTACACCATTTCGATCTTTTTCAATCTGTAATCTTGCAACTATTTCGTGAATGTGGTCCTTCCACACTTTGCGACTAATACCAGTATACATAGTATCAAATCGTTGTGCAATAACTTCTTCAGATAATTCTAAGGAAAGATATAGGCACGTTAATCCTTGTGCAGCCACATTAAAAGCCAAATTCGCTAGTGTGATAGATTTACCACCACCAGAATTTGCTGAAACAAGTAATAGTTCTTTTCTTGAAATGCCACCAAAGAGCACTTCATCAACTTCTTTCCAACCTGTTGAAATAACAGGACCCAGTTCCAGCATTTTTAGTAATCTAGCTTCAGGATCTTCAAAATAACGCAACCCCAAATCCTTGTGCAGAGAGACCAAGATTGCATCACGAATGGCATTTTCTAACGATGCATAATCACCTTCGTTAATCCACTTGGGAGATGCTAACACAGCACGTTCTAATGCACGTCTCCTACAAAACTGTTCGATTTCAGATGTAACATATTCAATCTTATCTGGTGTAACCTGTTTTTGTTCGAATTTAAGTCCTGTTTCGGCATTTATAATTTCAAGCGCTGGTGTTGTGTTGTAAGACCCAAAATATTCTTTGATGAGGAAGACAGAGTTCCTAAATTCTGGATCGAAATATTCTGGTTTGATGATACTTTGACAGACTGCAAAGGTGTCAACTGATGATAACAGGTACTCTATGATGAGTTTTTGTTTTTCTACATTCATGTAATTCTCCATATAGTAAAGAAAGATTTTACTATATATTGGCAATAAAAATCAACGGTATTGTTGAATTAAGGGATATGTATTTCTAATTATTGTGCGTTCAGCAAAATATTCACCATTACTGAAAATAAATCCGAATGGATTATTGGCTGGTGTTACAGATGTTACGTCAACGAAAGAGTTCTTAATTTTATCCACATTTGTAAATGGAGATTGTGCCAGTAATATTAACATTGTTCTGGATGGTATTGGATTGTGTGCAGATGTGCCATTCGGATCATAATCTAAAAACATCATCTGTGATCCGCTGTTGATTTCATTTGTTAACATTTCTGGAACAATACCATTAAACGATCGTACCAAGTATCTGCGGTTTTCAATGACCACATATTCATAATCGTTCCATGGTGAGTCTAGATTAGGAATATTATCAACATTGTATTCAATATATAATGGAATGCCAGTTGATGTTGTATACTGCACTCTTAAATTGATATTGGTTGATGTTGACAAAGTGGCAACTGTAATATATCCAGATACCGACATTTGTACTGGTGCAGTTGATGTTGTTACAACACGTTTATATGGTTTAAATAGATCTGGATCAGATTCTTTCGCAATTAATTGTGCAATTCCAGACCAGGCTCTATCAAAAACTAGTTTAATAGTGTCACTGTTAATAATAACAACTGATTGTGGTTCAATGCGAATACGTGCTTCAAGATCGGATTCTGTAGGTCTATCAACATAAACAATGTATTCTGGTACAGTGCCTAGATTGTGCTCAATTATCCATTCCACATTCTTAATTGGCTGGTCGTGATTATACAACATTTGTCGTTGTTGCCAATCTTCTAATCCTTCAACGCGTGTGGGTAAGGATCCACGGAGATAATCAGGATGGAGATCAACTTGCGAAAGATGACCACGACATCCATGCGTGATATTGCATCTACCTATGTGTTCCAATCCACGCACATTTTGTTTGATTTCAATTGTGCGTTTACACGTATCACATCTATAAACCACCACAGCCATTATCTTAAGCCACCACCTCCAGCTAGTTGAATTCCTGAAGTTTGAGAAAGGTATCCATCTTCAAGTTGTTTTGGTAGAGGTTCTTCAGGTGTGCCTAAAATGCCAGTTTTATACAGCGTAACGTTTCCGTCTGGCACCCCTGCTGACCAAGGCATCATGCCAACTTGCATTTGACCATTTGCTGCTGGATGAATCACTAGTGCACGTACGCTTTTTAGTACAAACGTGGTAGGTGTTTCCTCTTGCACTCGTGCAACAATTTCCTCTCCACTAATCAGTTTGAATAATCTAATCATATTTTTCTCCTTATAATATTTAGTCTAAGTAATATAGCATAACAATCAATAACAATAAAGACAACGTTTAAAACCAGCAGTGCCATCTCTTGCAATTTGAATGCTGCTATCGTCCAGATAATGTGACCAATAAGGAAGCACACATATGGCCACCACACTGTTGATAATTTTACACTCAAAGACACAAAAACAGCACCCATTGTTAGCATTATTGTTGCTAACCATTTAATGGTTTCAATGTCCATGTTTTAGGTTAAAGCATCTTGGCTTTAAATTCGTGTTTATAACAATATGCTAATAACACAGGTACCATTACTGTTTGTCCCAATGTTGGCGGAAGGGCGTGTGGGTTCATGTAATTAAATTGCGCAACCAATCGTTTTAGCAGTGGTTTTTCAAGTTGTTGGTGATTATAAGACCGAATAATTCCTTCAATTGTAGCTGCTGTGTTAATAAATGTGTATGGGAAAGATTTAAATGGTTGTCCAACCCACTTAAAGTCGTTGACCCTTTTCAGTGGTCCACCCAGTGATTTCAGTTTTGTATTTAGTGGTAGTGCTAATGGGTCTTCTTTAGGAACATCTGCTGCTTTTGTTTCTAAAGTTTTCGTTATGGGAGGTGTAATCTTTCTTGAAACGTCCTCCTTCTTTACGTCCGTCTTCTTCGGATATGTTTTCTTCGTTTGTTTCTTCTGTTTCTTCTGTGCTGTTGCTGTTTCATGTTTTCGTGCAAAAGCTGGAAGAACTGGCACCTGCAATTGAAAACCAGCAGCCTTGTCGCTTTGGAAGAAAAGTTTATTAACTTCTTCCATAACATGCTTTAGCCGTGTTACAGCTTGTGCAGACATTTTTGGGTGATTATAATCACGAATCCAATCTTCCCAAGGTTTTTCTGGATCATGTGGTACTGTTACATATTCATATTGTTGTGTAGCTGCTGCCATTGTTTATCCCGCCAGTTTGTTCAAAAGGTCACTGTAACTATTGAATAGAGATGCACGAACTGCATAGAAGTATGGTATATTATATACAATAATTTCAGCACCAGATTGGATACCTTCATGCAACACATCTGTACAGTATGTGAACTTGAGTAAGTCTGACACTATAGTTGTTGCTTGTTCAATTCCAACTTGTTCAATTAATACATCTAATGTTTTCTTATACGATTCTGTTGAAGATGTGCTTTCTCTACAATACATATATTGATATCCATCAATTGGAAAAATATAGAATAGATCAGTATTTTCCTCGATTGGTGGATTGTTGGAACCTATTACTACGCGTTGGTGTAGATTATACCCCTCGTGAATAAAAGCCCTGTTGAATACATTTGACACTTCAGGTACATTAGATTTTCTACGCAGCCTAACTTTAACCTTATGAATATCATTATATGTTTGTGGCAATCTTTTACACAATGGTTCACCCAGCGCATCACCGATGAACTGGTTACATTGTTCACTAATTTTGTGGAGATCTATTGTATTGCCAACAAGAAAATCATGCACTTTCATGTGAGTATTTATGGTGGGCAACGGATGCCCACCATAACATCCTTCACACACTGTCAACCAGCTAATGTGTTGAGATCTTTAATCAACTCATGCGCTTCTTGTATGCGTTTTGGGATGATATACCGAGGACCACGTTGGATATCATCGATTTTATAACAAAACTCAACTTGATATGTGTACAATTCTGTCCCTACCACGTTGGACGAAGGTCTACTAGATGTAAACCGTTGTTGTGCTTTACCAAATAAGAAGTTTAGGTGGCTAACAGCTTGGTCAATTTCGATTTCTAGCATTGTTATTATTCCATATTAAAATTAACCCAAGTGTGAGATGATACTCACACCGACTAATGGTGCTCATAACACCAATATCTTATGATACAGAAGTATTAATTAAAAATCAAGGGTAATGTAACTATCTAGTATTACAATGTTTCTTAATATTTTGTACTTCAACGCATACATACCCCTACCCGCTGAATTTTACGCCCCTTGATATTAAATTGCATTTTGTTTGATAATACTGTTGTTTAACAACTCTCTATATAAAAATAATAACATGAAACCAAAAATGATAAAGAGACACATGGAGGCAGCGTTGGTATATGCTAGAGCTTCCTACTGCAAACGAAGACAGGTTGGGTGTGTCATTGTAAAAAATGACAATCCAATTGCAATCGGATTTAATGGTACGCCGTCCGGCGAAAAAAATCAATGTGAAGACACCACAACAGGAATCTCACTTCCAAGTGTCATACATGCAGAAGATAATGCTTTACGTAAATTATATTCTAGTACAGAATCATCACAAGGTGCAGATGTATTTGTTACGACAGCACCTTGTATCAGATGTGCAGAAAAATTAGTGGATGCACGAGTATCAACTGTGTACTATCTTGATGTTTATAGATCTGAAGAAGGATTACAATATCTTGAGAAACATGGTGTTACAGTCAAACAAATAACATTAGAAGAACAAGAATAAAAGGAGACACACATGTCGCAGGTTTTAAATGTCCCTACTAGGACGCACTTTCTTGATACGTTTTCTCGAGAGGTTTGGGAAACGACATATAAGGACCATAATGATCAAACAATTGATGATACAATGATGCGAGTAGCATCCGCTGTAGCATCCGTAGAAGAAACAGAAGATTTACGGCAGCACTGGACAGAAAAGTTTTATGATATGTTGAGTGAGTTTAAAGTTACTGCTGGTGGTCGTATTTACTCAAATGCAGGTACGGAGTGGAAAGGTACCACATTAATGAATTGTTATGTAAGTCCACGATCAACGAGTGATATTGATTCTATAGATGCCATTTTGACAGATGTACGCAATCAATGCCAAACGCTAAAATCTGAAGGTGGGTGGGGACAGAACTTTTCATTTATTCGTCCTAGAGGTGCGTTTATTCATGGAATCGGTGTAGAATCCCCAGGTGCTGTTAAGTATATGGAGATTTATGATAAGACTTCTGATGTAATCACTTCTGGCTCTGGCAAAAAGAGTAGCAACAAAAAGGCCAAGGGCAAGATTCGTAAAGGTGCAATGATGGGTATCATGGACTGTTGGCATCCCGATATTGTCGAGTTTGTAACAGCAAAGCAAACCGCTGGTCGTTTATCAAAGTTCAATGTGAGTGTCAACTGCACAAATGATTTTATGGACAAGGTGTTGCGTGTTATTCACATGAAGCAACAGTGTGAGGGATTAGATGAAGATCAACGTGAAGAATTAGAGTTGCGCATAACATCTGAAGATGTATGGTCTTTACGCTTTCCTGATACCACACACCCACAATACAAAACAGAGTGGGATGGGGATTTGCACAAATGGGAAAACAAAGGATATGGTGTTGTAGAATATCGCACAATTTCAGCGTTGGGATTGTGGAACATGATTATGGAGTCAACTTATAATCGTGCTGAACCGGGTGTGTTATTCCTTGATCGTGCAAACTATTACGATCCAATGGCATCATATTATCACACAATTGTTGCAACGAATCCATGTGGAGAACAAACTCTGCCTCCTGGTGGTGTTTGTAATCTTGGCTCATTAAATCTAACTCAATTCATTCGAGAAGACAGGTCTGGATTTGATCTTGACCGTATTCGTGTATATGTGCGTTATTTGAATAGATTTCTTGACAATGTAAATTCTCTATCTCATGCACCATTGCCTGAATATATCGATTCTATGCGGAAGAAACGTCGAATTGGTATAGGTATCTTAGGCTGGGGATCTGCTTTGTTTATGTTAAATGTACGTTTTGGTTCAGATCGTGCAGGTGAGTTGCGTGAACAAATTATGTCAACAATTGCACGTGAAGCATACATGTCAACAATTGATTTGGCAGAAGAAAAGGGTGCTTTTGAGTATTGTGATCCTGTTAAGCACGTCCAAGCACCTTTTGTGCAAAATTTGGGCCTATCAGTTGAATATTTAGATAAAGCATCTCGTGTTGGTTTTCGAAATAGTTCATTATTATCATGTCAACCAACTGGTAATACATCTATTTTTGCTAATGTTGTATCTGGTGGGATTGAGCCTATTTTCATGCCAGAATATATTCGTACGGTTATTGTTAATCACATGCCTGATGAAATTGAATCTGTTTGTCCTAAGTGGTTCGAAGGTGAATGGTTTGAGACAGATATGTTCAAGTTTGCAAAGGAAGGCGATGAAGATATTCTAAAAGGTATTGGACCGGATGGCACCGTTTATAAGATCGATACGAATCGTGGATTAACAAAAGAAGTATTGTGTCAGGATTATGGTGTGCGTTGGTTAAATGAAAGAGGTGAGTGGGATCCTTCTGCTGATTGGGCTGTTACCACAACGGAGTTAACTGTTGATGATCATGTAAATGACCTCAAGGGGTTTGCACGGTGGATTGATAGTGCTGTTAGTAAAACAGTTAATATTCCCAATGATTACCCATATGATGCATTCAAAGAGATTTACACAGACGCCTATAAGAGTGGATATATTAAAGGTATTACAACTTACCGTTCTGGTACAATGACATCTGTACTTTCAGCAAAAGATGAAAAAACAGCTGACATATATGATGAGGAAATTATTCTTGATGATATCAAATTACCAAATCAGGGACCAGCACAATATTCTGTTATTAGAGCAGAAGGCAAGAAATGGTATCTAACAACAGTGTTGGATGAGATGGGTAGACGTCCGGTTGCATTTTTTGTACACACAAATGCACATGAAAAGTCTATTACAACATCTGACGCTGTAGAACGTCTTCTTGCGTTAGCGCGTAATAAAGGTATTCCAGAGAAGTGGATTACAGACACAGAAGCAAAAATCAACAATGATAGTAATGCTACCAAGATTACACGTTGTATAAGTTTGTGCTTACGGCATGGGATTTTAATTCGAAATATTGTCGGAGTTTTAACGGATATTGAAGATGTTTTCGTGGGGTCTTTCTTGTTCCAAATTCGTAAGTACTTAATGTCATATATTAAAGACGGGGAAAAAGCCACAAACGGCGATTGTCCAGAGTGTGGAGCCAAAGACAGCTTTGTGTATAGTGAAGGTTGTATTAAGTGTAATCAGTGTGGTTATTCTAAGTGTGGATAAATTCTAATGGGTAACAGATTGTCGAAGATTGTAACAAAAACAGGCGACAATGGTACATCTGGACTCGGAGACGGGTCCAGATTATCAAAAACGCATGTTAGATTTGATGCCATTGGTGATATAGATGAACTTAATTGTCAGGTCGGGTTGATATTAGCTAATTCACAAGACATTTATGACCTGTATCAAATAGATTTGCTACAAAAAATACAACATAAGCTATTTGATGTGGGTGCTGAATTAAGTATTCCTAATTATGTGATACTTGCTGAGCATGATGTTGAAGAATTGGAGGAAATGATTGATATGGTTAATGATTTTCTACCACCTCTCAAGAATTTTATTATACCTGGAGGAAGTCAATTAGTATGTTTAATCCACCAAGCCAGAGCAATTTCTCGCCGTGCTGAGAGGAATGTGTGGCGTCTCAATGAGATATCGCAAGTAAATGCATATACCAGGATCTTTCTCAATAGGTTATCTGACTATTTCTTTGTGCTAGCAAGATATGTAGATCCTAAGCATGAAGTGTTGTGGCAACCAAAGAAAAGAGATGAGTAAAATGTGCACTGGTGATGCGAATTGTTGGTGCAATAAGTTAGTTGTTAGACTTCCTTTTGGAGATGCAACAGTTTGTTTAACACCTAAACAAATATTAGATGAGTATAGAGAGCAATTGGACGATGCAGATATCCAATTGCTCTCTTCAATGACTAACCACCATGGTTGCTTTGAAGAGATTCTAAAGCAATCAGTTGGTTAATAGTATCAACGGCGGTTGTGTGTAAAATGCCAATTCCTCCTTGTTCAATCCAAGGATCAATTGCACGTTTGCTATCATCAATCAGCAAATGTCCAGAAGATGCAAAGGCTGCCTTATCAGCAGCTTTTCTTGTGAAATTCATTTTTGTCTTATCACAGAAATGTTTTGCAAACCATCTAGCTTTTTGTATTTGTGCACCATATTCGGGTGGTCCCGTTGCTGTTAGCACCTCCAAATGGTACATCCTTAGATGTTGCCACAGTATGTGTGCATCGTTGGTTTTATCCAACGAATACCAGAGTTCCCCTCCGTCTTCTTGAAATCTACGCACCAATCCCCACATCATTTTCCTATATCCAGGAACATCTGCATCATATTTGGATGCACTGTAGGGTTCATTAATGTAATATAGACAAATAGCGTTTAACGTGGCATCCATGTTAGCCATGACACCATCCAAATCAAGAAAGACCCTAGTAATCTTCGTGGCTGTGTTGTCCAAACTCTTCAAACGTATTCTCCTCTTCCTCAGTAGTCATAATTGCCCAAGCTTCAACGGAATTGAAATTCTTATTTGAGACAGGATCGTGAACACTGCCATCTTCGCTTATTTCAATTCCATACATTGTTTCGAAATCCTCTTTGTCCATGTGATTGTAATCGTGTAATATGCTATGGATTTCTTCATTTGCTTGTGAATGAGCTCTTCGACTCATGGTAAATATACTCCTCTAATGTATATGTAAAAATAAAATTAAGATTAAGATTTGGATAGATATAGCACCCAACCACATTTTATGCTTGAACCTGTTTATATTTTGTTGTCGCCTTTTATGTGCTTGAATAGTTATTGGGGAATGCTTAGGTGTGTTCATTTAAGTGCCTCTTGATATGTACCTTTACGACTCTTTGTTAAAATTTCTTCCAATTCTGCAACGTATATTTCACGTCTGGCATCCTCTGATGCCAGATACTGTTCATATTTGTGCATTGTGTTTTCATGCTCTGCAAGTTTGACTTCAACTTTGTGTCTTTCATCTTCTGTGAATCTGTATACAGGTAAATCTGCTATGAAGTTAATGTGTGTGATACTGATGCTGGTTAAGAATTCTTTAAGTTCTGCACGATCTTTAATCTTTTTTGCAATACCACCCACATTGTGCTTAATTGCTAGTAAAATATCACGCAACTTTTCTATATCTACAGCCAATTTAGCAGCCAAATTTTCGTACCTTTTATAGTACCACTTCAACCTCCAATCACAGAAGTGTTGAATAACTTCACTCGTTGATGGTGACCACACGCGTTCACCATTAAAATCAATTAGTGTAAGATTTTCAGTTATGCTGTTAATCAATCCTAAAGTTTCTAAAACATCTTGTGGTTGCTTTCCTGTTAGATCATCGGCTCTAAATCTTACCGAAATTTTATATTCATCTCTAGAATCATCCACATACCCCAGTATTATAGACTTTTCTTCTAATTGGATCAACTTCTTTATAAAATCTTCATGTGACAATCCATATGGCAGATCTAATACAGTTACAGTACGAGTGCCTATCTGTACTGTACCATGAAAGGTGAACCTTTTCATCTTGCCACCATCATCAAAGGTAAAATCTACAGCTGTTTGTGAAGAGGGTGTAAATGTAGGTAATAGTTGTTGTATTGGTTTGTTGGGATACTTTAAGTATTGAATTTGTGCCTTAATTACATCTATCAAGTTTCTTGGCAAAATGTTAGAAGCAAATCCAATTGCCATACCCTGTTGTGGATTTAATAGTGCAATAGGCACCAATGGTAGAAAGTGTGTTGGTTCTTGAAGTGTGCCATCATAGTTATCCTGCATTGGGATGATTTCAATGTCACGAAATATTACATCTTTTGTAAACTCTGCTACCTTAACAGCCGTGTAACGAGATGCACCAAATGCAGATGGGTTTAATTTTGTACCAAATGCACCTATGCCAACCAACAAAGGTATATTGTTACCATATGGTGCTGCTAGTGTGTTAATTGTACCTTCTGGTGCTGTGTGTGGATGGATAGGCATAGTAGCACCAGCTAGAGTTGCACTTTTAATCTTCTTTCCATCACGTGCAACCCATAGCACCCGTCGTGCAGCAGCCTTTAACCCATCTGTTGCATGGGGAATTGCACGATGTTGAAGCACATAGAGAGAATAGTCCCTACGTGCCTCCTCAACATACTGTGATCCAACTACGTTAATCATATTATTCCCATTGCTCTATCATAATCATTATCGTCCTGTGCATTTCCGGGAGTGCTTTGTTGCATGCCAGGTTGGGTAGGCGTTGGATCATCTACAGTTAGTAAAACAGACCCTTGCATACCTTTAACATTTTGTGCGTTTGATGCATCTTCAATAATACGAGTGGTTGCACTATTATTAGC